GATAAGACGCGCTTGAGGCGTGCGCTGATGCATTAGTCAGCAAATCCATGATGGGCGATGTTCCAGCCATCAAGGAATTAGCCGACCGTCTGGACGGCAAGGTAACGCAGCTAATCGGCGGCGATGACGAAGCGCCAATCAAAATCCAAAGAATCGAGACAGTGATTGTCGATCCTAAGTCGGGAGACAGCTAGAGTCTTCAAGCCGCTTTTAGGCCCGTCCCGATATAAGGGCGCGCATGGCGGACGCGGATCGGGCAAATCCCATTTCTTCGCGGAAGAGGTTGTTGTCCAAAGCATTCAAGAGCCTGGAAACAGCGGCGAAGGACTGCGGACCGTTTGTATTCGTGAGGTGCAGAAGGACCTCAAAGAAAGCGCCAAGCTCTTAATCGAAGACAAGCTATCGCAACATCGACTGGGCGAAGCTGACGGCTTCCGAGTTTATAAGGATGTCATCCAGACCCCGAAAGATGGCGTTGTCATCTTCAAGGGTATGCAGGATTACACGGCGGAATCGATTAAGTCGCTGGAGAACTTCAAGCGGGCTTGGGTTGAAGAAGCCCAGACGTTAACGGCGCGCAGCCTGACGATGTTGAGGCCGACAATTCGCGCTGAAGGCTCTGAGATTTGGGCGAGCTGGAACCCGCGCCGCAAGACGGACGCGATTGACGAATTTCTACGCGGCAAGAAGCCAAGTGATGCTGCGGTCGTACAGGCCAACTGGCGTGACAATCCGTGGTTTCCAAGCGTTCTCAAGAAAGAGCGCGAGACTGATCTAGAGCTTTACCCGGAACGATGCGATCACATTTGGGAAGGCGGCTACGCAACCGCATTCGAGGGCGCATATTTCGCGACGCTGCTCGCTGAAGCCAGAGCAAAGGGCAGAATAGGGCATGTCGAGGCCGATCCATTACTGCCTTTGCGTGCTTTCATTGATATTGGCGGCTCTGGCGCTAACGCTGACGCTTTCACCATCTGGATTGTCCAGTGGGTCGGACAGGAAATCAGAGTCCTCGACTATTACGAATCTGTCGGACAGGTTCTGGCCTATCACATCGCTTGGCTGCGTAAACGAGGATATCAGGACGCCATTCTGTATCTACCGCACGATGGCGTTAATGAAAACAACGTCACCGGCAAACGATACGAGGATCATCTCCGCGAAGCCGGTTTCAAAGTCGAACCGCCCGTCAAGAATCAGGGCAGGGGCGCGGCGGCAATGCGTATCGAGGCCGTGCGCAGGCTTGGCCCCAAGATGTGGTTCAACGAATCAACCACTGAAGCTGGGCGCGACGCGCTAGGCTTCTATCACGAGAAAAAAGACGAAGCCCGCAACGTCGGACTTGGACCGGAACATGACTGGTCGTCACATGGTGCGGATGGATTTGGCTTGATGGCGATTTGTTATGAGGAACCGGGGCGAACCGGCAATTTCAACCGCAAGATAGTCTTTCCTCGCCACGGATATGCCTGAAGTCGTCAACGTCCACCTTGGCCCTAATCGCTTCACGCAAGGGTTCTACCGGATGGATGGCGACCGGCTTGTGATGACGTTTAGCGATGGCTCAGATGTTGAACCGGTTGTCTCGCACACGATGCGACCCGGCGACAATCCGAGGACCATTGCTGCGGTCCTGACGAAAGAGATTCGAGCAAGAATGCACAGTCCATTTAACGATCCGATTGATTGGCCGGAGGCGAGCTGGTTATGAACGAGAGGTTCATAAAACTGGCTACGTGCGGCGGTCGGATATGGCTTCGCGATTGTGAGACAGGCGAAAGCCTGTACCTCATGGGGCCGATCCCGGTTTGGTATCGCAATGCCTAAGATGTCCGTCTCCGATCTTAAGCCGTTGCTGGCGAGTGAACGGTCCAACGCCATTGCCTCGATGTCTGATGGCAAGATCAATCAGGAGCGTTCCGACGCGCTGGATTACTACAACGGCGATATGTCGAAAGACATGCCTGCGCAGGATGGCCGCTCGAAAGCCGTATCGACCGATGTTGCGGATGTTATCGAGGGCCTGTTGCCGAACCTGATGGATATCTTTGCTGGTTCTGATGAGGTTGTCCGGTTCGAGCCTGTTGGCCCTGAAGATGAGGAAGCCGCGCAGCAGGAAACCGACTACGTGAACCATGTATTCATGCAGCAGAATCCCGGCTTCATGACGCTGTATTCGCTCTTCAAGGACGCGCTGCTGTCCAAGACTGGACTTGTCAAAGTCTGGTGGGAAGAGCGCGAAGAGGAGGAGCGGGAAACCTACTACGATCTGACGGACGAGCAATTCGCGATGTTGGCGCAGGAGGTGGCCTCGTCTGATGGCGCCATGAAGATCATCGAGCATTCCGAAAAGCCGTTTGGAGCGGCTTATTAGTGGGCATCACCATTGAGGGGAGCGATTTAAGGCCGGAGGATATCGAGGCGCTAACGGCACGCCAGCCGTCGCCTCCAGACGAGCCGGAAACCGCGCCCGGCAAGACGCAAACTAAAGCTGTTCCGGCGCCTGTTCCAATGGTTCACGATGTCGTCGTCGTCACCACAAAGAAATACTCTTGCGCGAAAGTCATGGGCGTCCCGCCCGAGGAATTCGGCATCGAGAAGGCTGCGCGGACCATCGCGGATTGCAACTACGCTTATCACGATATTGTCACCAAGACCGAAGGCGCGTTGATCGCGGAAGGCTTTGACGAAGAACAGGTGAGGGCGCTGCCCGGTTATTCCGGCGCAACGGATACTGAAACACTGGCGCGCGATACGGCCGCCGAGCATGAATCCGGCCTCAACAATCTCAATCGCTCGTCTCGCATTGTCCAGATTACCGAGCACTACATTCGGATGGACTATGAGGGCAACGGCAAGCCCGGCCTGTACATGGTCATTACGGGCGGCGGTTCTGCTCAGGGCGACGTCTTAAGAAAGACCATCGACAAGGACGGCAAGGAGACAACCGAAGACTGCATCTATCCGATTGATGCCATTCCATTCGCGGCGGCAACGCCGGTTCCGGTAACGCATCGCTTTATCGGTCGCTCGCTGGCCGATCTTGTGATGGACATTCAACGCATCAAGACGGCCATTCTGCGAGGTGGGCTGGACAACACCTACCTGCATAATGCGCCGCGTCCTGTGGTGTCTGAGGCTCACTCAGGGCCGAATACGATTGACGACATTCTGACGGTTCGCCAAGGCGCTCCTATCAGGATGAAGATGCCGGGCGGCATCGAGTGGCAGACTGTGCCGGACATCACCGGCTCAATCTTCCCGATGCTGCAATACATCGACTCGATACGGGAAGCCCGTACCGGCATGTCCCAGCAGTCTCAGGGGCTGGACGCCAATGCGCTCCAGAACCAGTCGGCGACCGCAGTGAACCAGGTCTTCTCTGCCTCGCAAATGCGAATGAAACTGATTGCGCGCATTCTGGCGGAAGGCGTCAAGGATATTTTCTCGCTGCTCCATGCGACGATCCGCAAGCATGGTCAGCAGGCGCAGACGGTTCGGCTTCGCAATAGCTGGGTGAACGTTGATCCCCGGCAATGGAAGACCCGGAACGACATGACGATTCATGTCGGCTTAGGAACCGGTAACAAGGCGCAGCAATATACCCAGATGATGGGCATTGCGAATGTTCAGAAGGAGTTTTTGCTGGGCGGCAAGGGCCACTTGGTGCCGGACGCTCAATTGTTCAACACGGCGGCGGAATTGGTGAAGTTGACGGGCCACAAGAACCCGGACAAGTTCTTTGCTGATCCAAGTGCGAAAGACCCAAAGACGGGGCAGTTACTGAATCCGCCACAACCGCCGCCACCTCCTGAAGCGGTCCAGGTTGCGCAAGTCAAGGCGCAGACTGATCAGCAGCAATTAGGAATTCAGGCGCAACTCGATGAACGCGCCGATCAACGCAAGGCGCAGATCGAAGCCACACAAGCGCAGGCTGATATCGCGACGCAGGACCGCAAGACACAGGCGGAAATGGTCCAGTCTGAGCGTGAGTTCGAGCTGAAGCGTGAATTGGCTGTTCTGGAGTTTCAGCTTCAGCGCCAGCTAGAGACTGAAAAGCTGAACATGCAGCGCGAAATGCATCAACAGCAAATGGCGCAAAGCGCGGAGCAGCATCGGCAACAGATGGAAGCTGGCGTGTTCAAGGTTGCGCAAGGCCAGCAGGCGCACGAGCAGAAGATTGAACAGATGAAAAGCGCGCCACAGCCGAAGGGGAACGGTAAGTGACAGTGGACGAGATTCTAGCAAAATTTCCTACTTCGACTTTAATTCAGCTTGTTAATCCCTACGAGAAAACCTGTCGGTTTGTCCGAGAAGATGAGTGGGGGCAATATGATTGCGATCCGCCGTCAGATTGGCGAAGAAAGTTCGACGGCAAAGCATCCGCCTATAAACCCGTAGTGCGTCGCAAGATGGGCCGCGAGGTTATTGCTTGATAGCCTTCGTCCTTGCTGCATCGGATCACGGCCCGATGATCGTCAACCGGATGGATTACAATCATACGTTCTCCGGCGATTTCTACGGCGTCGGCGCTCAGATCATGGAGAACGGTTGCTATGAGCCAGCAGACGTTGCATCGCTCAAGGCCCTGCTTACCTGCCGGCGAAACCACTTCGGGAGCGGCGTTGTTGCTCTTGATGGTGGCGCCAATATTGGTGTCCATGCTCTTGAATGGGCTCGCCACATGCGCGGCTGGGGCGAAGTGCTGGCCGTAGAGGCGCAGGAACGGGTTTTCTATTCACTGGCTGGGAATATCGCCCTGCAAAATGCTTTCAATGCAAGGGCAATATGGGCTGCGCTCGCGGATGTACCGGGCGAATTGTCCATTCCAGAGCCGGATTACACCAAGCAAGGATCGTTCGGGTCGTTTGAATTGAAAGCCCGCGTTGGCACCGAGAACATCGGGCAATCGATCGACTACGGCAAGCCAACGTCCAAGGTTCGCCAGATCATGATTGACTCGCTTGGTCTTGAGCGGCTCGATCTGTTGAAACTCGATCTTGAAGGCATGGAAGCGGAAGCTCTCGACGGCGCAAGAGAGACAATCGCGCGCTGTCATCCGATTCTGTTTATCGAGACAATCAAATCGGACAAGGGCGCGATAACGAACGCGCTTCGAAACGAAGGCTATACGGTTCTTCCGAACGGAATGAACATTCTCGCCATTCACAAGTCGGACAAGACGATGGAAAACGTCAAGCTTGATAAGGTGGCCGCTTGAACGTCGATAGCTACCGCGCCCAAGCCTCAAAGCTTGTTCGCAATCCAGATGATCCAGAAGCACTTGTCACGCAGTTTGCGAACATCACGGAAGGCTTGAAGAACGGTAAGCACTATCTGCCACTTGCCAAGCGGGCTTATGAGGTGGCGCCTGAAGAAATATCGGCGCTGTTCAATTATGCGTCTGCTCTTAATCGGGCCGGATACTTTCAGGAAGGACTAAAGCTCTATCTCAAGGCGCTGCCGAGAGTGGACGAGTTCTGGCGCGGGCGCTTCCTGCACCATATCGGCATTTCCTACCGCTGCCTGAACGAGAATAACAAGGCGTGCGAATATTACGCCAAAGCCTACGAGGAAACCAAGGACATCGGAATTCTGAAGGATGCCGCGATTGCCACACTGGCGTCGGGCGATCTTCAGCGCGGCTTTGAGATGTTCGAAATCCGCAAGGATTGCGCGGCGAAACGATTGAAGGAAAGCGGCGGCAAACTCATTGCGCAACAGAAACTACCGCCCGATGTCGTCTATTGGAATGGCGAGGATTTGAATGGGAAAAAGGTCGTCGTCTATCATGAAGAAGGACAAGGCGACTTTATCCAATTCTGCCGATATATCCCAAGGCTCCGCGAGTTCGGAGCCGCGAGTATCCATCTTTGCGGACCTGCCGCCGGATTGCTTGATCTGGTGTCCGATCACATCAAGGTTGATGGCATTGTCCCACTATCTGGACCTTTTGAATGCGATTTCGTCGTTGGATCAATGTCGATCCCCTGGCGTGTTGGTATCGACTACCATTCAGTAAGCGGCAAGCCATATTTCAAGGTTGATCCTTATCCATTGCCGGAGCGTGGCAAGCTTCGCGTTGGCTTGGCGTGGCAGGGCAATCCTGAATACGGCATGGACGCGCATCGCTCGATGGCGTTTAGCGAGTTGTGTCCGCTGTTCGATATTCCGGGTGCTGCGTTCTATTCATTGCAGCGGGATTCGCTCGAAGTCACACAGCTTGGTTACGACGGCTTCGTGGCGAACCTTGAGCCGTTAGAGACATCATGGCGCGAGACGGCAAAACTTGTCCAAGCCTTGGACGTGATTGTCACCGTCGATACAGCGATAGCTCACTTGGCTGGCGCACTCGGCAAGCCTGTCTTCATTATGACGACGGCAAGTTCCGACTGGCGCTGGAATCGCAATAGCGAAAAGACAGCTTGGTACGACAGCGCCCGCGTCATTCGTCAGAAGCGACAGGATGATTGGGCGCCTGTCATCGCCAACGTGCATGACCAGCTACAGGGAATGATGAATGGCCGACGACGACAGGCTGCTTAAGGCCCGTATTGATGGGTCGAGGGCAAAGGCGCTGCTTGCGGATGAAACGTTGCAGGCTGCCTTTACTGAGATGAAGCGTGGATATGCCGAGAAGCTATTCAGCACGTCCATTAGTGAAACCGTGGCGAGGGAAACGCTTTATCAGGCGCATCGTCTGGTTGGCGAAATCGAGCGCCACCTCCAGCACGTTCTCGATAACGGCAAGATTGCCGATGCAGAACTTAACTCAATGATCCGCCAAGGCGAAGCAAAGAAGTCCTGGGCAAACATTCAATAGGAAACTGAGATGGCTACTTCTTACACGGCTCAAACGATTGCAGCGAGTGGTGACATTGGCAACCTTAGCTCTGCCGTCAAGACGCTTGTGACCGCTGTCCGCGACAAGACCGAACCGGGCAGCCGCCTTACTGGTGCGGAAGTGGTTCAAATTCTCAATGCGATCATCGATGCCAACGCAGGCAATTCGACCCTGACGATGCCGTAAGGCGCATTCGTCCCAACACAAGGAAAATTTATGTCTATCGAAGCCAATGCGCCCGTCGCGGAGGTCAGCCTTGCGCTGCCTGCCGACGCTCCCGCCGAGATGAATGTCTCAGATGCCGCTCGATTACTGTCACAAGCAAGGCGCCCCAAACAGGAGGCGCCGCTTCCATCGGAAGTCAATGAAGCAGCGCGTGCCTCCATGGCGCAGCAGCGCTCCTCCGATGAACAACCCGAATTAGCCCAAGAGGCTGACGCCGCCCCTCTTCAGGAGGAACCCGGCGCAAATGAGACGCAGGAGGCCGAACCGGCAGAGTTGCCGCCCATCGAGCCCCCGAGGTCTTGGACAAAGGAAGAGAAGGAAGCCTTTCAGTCGTGGCCCCGCGAAGCGCAGGAAAGTATTGCGCGTGTCGCCTCCACACGAGAGACGGAATTCCGCCGGAGTCAAAACGAGGCCACTGAAGCCAAGAAGGCGTTTGAAGCCAGATTGGCAGAGGCGGATCGGATCAGGAAAGACTACGAAGCCAAGCTCCCGGCTTTGTCGAAAACTCTCGAAGCTGCATTGCAGAATGAATTCGCGGATATCCAAACATTCGCTGATCTCAGGAAGATGCAGACGGAAGACCCATTCCGCTATCAGCAATGGGACTTGCGACAGAAAGAGTTGGCGGCAGCCAAGCAGGAGGAAACCGCCGCACAAGAGCGGCAGAATTCCGAACGCTCTGGCAAGCGATCTGCTTACGAACAAGAGCAGACGAAAAGGCTGATTGAGCTTGCTCCCGAAATTGCGGACCAGAAAAAGGCCGTTACTCTTCGGGAAGGCGCTGTGAAGCTGCTGACTGATGATCGTTTTACGATGGATCAGTTACAGCGATGGATGGCCGATGACACAGGGCATGAAATCCTGTCTCACGCGGCATTCCAGAAAATGGTCCTCGATGTGATGCAATTCGAGGATGCCAAGAAAGCGCCAGCTAGAGCCATTCCTAAACCCGTTCCTCCTGTCCAGCGGCCTGGTGTTGCGAAGGGCGGAAATCCGTCCGCGACGCAGCAAATTCAAGCCCTCGAACAGCAACTTTCAAAGGCGAGCGGAACGCAGGCAATCAGACTTGCCGCCCAACTCACGGCATTGAAGCGTTCGCCCGCCAGATAAGGAACGACAATGACTATCGCTACCTCTGCACACTCCACCTATGCGGCAATCGGCAACCGGGAAGACCTCTCGAATGTCATCTACCGCATCGACCCGACCGAGACGCCGTTTTTCTCCGGCATCGAAAAGGTCAAATCCAGCGCCATCAACCATGAATGGCAGACCCAGGCTCTCGCGGCTGCGTCCACTTCCAACGCGGCACTCGAAGGCGACGACAGCTATACGGCTGACGCTGCGACGGCAACCGCTCGTCTCGGCAACATCCACCAGATTTCGCGCAAGACTCCGCGCGTAACTGGCACCCAGCAGTCGGTTGATCCGGCTGGCCGTGGCAATGAGTTCGACTATCAGGCCATGCTTAAGGGTATGGAACTACGTCGTGACATCGAAGCCATTCTGACCGGCGTTAACAACGCCAAAGTGTCCGGCGATTCCTCGACTGCCCGCAAGCTTGCTGGCGTGCTGTCATGGATCAAGACCAATACCGACAAGGGCGCATCGGGCGTTGATCCGACCGCTGCTGACGGTACGTCACTCCGCACGGACGGCACTCAGCGTGCCTTCACTGAGAACCAGCTTAAGGGCGTTCTCAAGAAGTGCTACGACGCTGGCGGCAAGCCGGACACCATCATGCTCGGCTCGTTCAACAAGCAGGCGTTCTCGATGTTCTCGGGTCGCGCCACTCCAACGCAGGATGCCGGCGGCAAGAAGATCACGGCCGCGGTTGAAGTCTATGCTTCCGACTTCGGCACACTGAAGGCCGTTCCGAACCTGTTTATGCGGGTCCGTGACTGCCTTGTGCTTGAAATGGAGAAGTGGGGCTATGCCTCGCTGCCGGGTCGTAACTTCCTCTCCTACAATCTGGCGAAGACCGGCGACACCGACGCGAAGACGATCTTGTGCGAATACACTTTGGAAGCGCGCAACGAGAAATCTTCGGGCGGCGTTTTCGATCTGACCTCGTCGTAAGAGCCATCCACATCAACCTTGATAGGAGCCTTCGGGCTCCTTTTCTTTTTGGAGAAAGATAAATGGCTCTTCCTATTTCACATCCCATCGATGAGGTCGTGATTCACACCTCTGCGGTGGACTGCTCGACCGGCAAGGCGGCCGTTGCCCGCGCGCCGTTCAAGGGCACGATCAAGGAAATCGGCACTATGATTTCCAGCGTGCTTTCGACGGCGGATGCAACGGTGACAACCTCTGTTGCTGGTACTGCCATCACTGGCGGCGCGATTGTCATCACTCAGTCCGGCTCTGCCATCGGTGATCTTGATGCAGCGGCCGTCTCTGGCGTTGTTGGTAACGGCGTCGCCGCGAATGCCACGATCACGGCAGCCAACACTTGCCTTGAGGGCGACCTCATCAAGTGGGCGTTGACCGGCTCCGGCACGGCAGGCGGTCCGCTCTACTGCTACGCCGTCATTAAGCGCAGCTAACAACAATGGTCCGCTACGGCGGGCCATTTCCTCTTTGGAGAGAAAATAAATGTCTCGCAGATTTGGGAATGTTGACAGCTACCGTCTCGGGGCAGTCAACAACGTAGCTGTTGCTACGACCTCGACGGCGGCTGCGTCTTCCGCATTTGGAGCGCAGACCTACCAGATCAGGGTCGTTGCTCCTGCCGTTTGCTACATGAAAATAGGCGACCCCGCCGCGACGCCAACAGCGGCGACTACAGACGCGATGCTCCCGCCGAATTGGATTGATGTGATTACCGTCACGCCGGGGCAAAAAGTCTCGTTCTATTCGCCGACCATCCAAACCGTTTCGGTTATTGAACTTACGCAATGACCGAAGTCGTTCGCAAGCTCTTTGTTGATGAGGGCGAGAAACTTCTGCATTTCGTCAATGTGCAGGACGTTGAACCGATCCTCGACACCAACAAGGACGAAAGATCGGAAAGCCAGAATGGCGACTTTCGCAAGATTGCGCGTATTCCGAACACGGTCTTGCTTGGCTGGTATTACGACGAAGTGAAGAAGGGCAATACAGAATTGCGCATGTACTCGCCTGAATTCGACCAGATCATAGCGAGCAAGCTGCGCGATCCCGACTACGCCTATCTCCGCACCGACAAGAAGCCGTCCATTATTACCGGGTTCATGGGGTTCGGCTCGTGAGCTTGGCAACCTATTCCGACCTTGTATCGGCCGTGACTGAATATTTGGCGCGCGATCAAGACACGACGCTGATTGCTCGTATTCCTGACTTTATCGCGCTGTGTGAGGCGAAGCTCAATAGGGAATTGCGATGCAATCAAATGGAAATCCGAGCCACGACAACGGTTGATACCGGATCGAGCGAGCCGGAATTCATTTCTCTGCCTGATGATTTCCAGACCATGCGCCGCGTTCGGTTAAGCAGCGTTGAGGGCAAGCCGCGCCTGCAATTTCTGGCAGGGACGCAGGCAGATGAATTGCGATATGCCACGGCGAACGTAGGTGGGCGTCCGTTATATTTCACGATCCTTGGCGATGAGATGGAATTGCTTCCATCACCCGACGCTGGCTACACGATTGAAATGGTCTATCGTCAGTTTATCCCGGCGTTGACCTCACTCAATACGTCAAACTGGCTGCTGACACTCGCGCCGGATATTTATCTCTATGGGGCGCTGCTGGAATCCGCGCCTTACATGAAGGAAGACGCGCGGATTAATACGTGGGGCGCTGGCTTCAAGCTCGCGATTGACGGCCTCAATCAACTCGCAATGGATCAGACGTTCAACGCTGGTCCGCTCAAGATGACAGTGAGCGGAGTGACTCCGTAATGGCAAATGCGATTTATCCAAAATACAAGCAATCGCTTCTTAGCGGCGATTCCAATACTGCGCTGACCGGGTCAGGCTCAACAGGTCTTTACGTCGCGCTTGTTGATACTGGCACCTACACCTATTCCGCTTCGCATCAATTCTACAGCGATCTTTCTGGTGTCGTTGGTACGGATCAGGAAATCACGTCCCCCACGCTGACAAACGGCACAGTTGATGGCGGTGACGTGACATTTCCCGCTGTTACTGGCGCGTCCGTTGAAGCTCTCATTTTCTATCGCAAGAACGCAGGCGCAAACACGACGTGGCGTCTCGTTCAGTACGTAGACTCTTCCGTTACCGGCCTCCCGGTCACGCCGAACGGCGGCGACATTTCAATCATCTGGAACGCATCAGGGATATTCACGCTCTAATGGCAGACAACGTAACTCTTCCCGGCACAGGCGCAGTCGTCGCATCTGATGACGACGGAACGGCGCAGCATCAATATGTCAAGCTGGAGTGGGGCGCGGATAATACTCAGAACAAGGTAGACACGGCCTCTGGTAAGCCGCTTCCTGTTCAGCTTCGCTCTCCGACCGGGACTGACATGACCGGCAGCGCTGGCAGCGCGTCTGCGGCTGTGGTCACTGTGCAGGGCGTTGCATCCATGACGCCGGTCCAGATCGGGGACAATTCGGGGTCGATCACAGTAGACAACAGCGGCACGTTCGCTGTGCAGGCGACTCTCGCGGCAGGTGCGACGAATATTGCAAAGGCGGAAGATGTCGCAAGCGCGGACGCGGATGTCGGCGTTCCTGCAATGGCCGTTCGCAAGGCGACTCCGGCTAACACGTCTGGCACGGACGGCGACTACGAAATGCTGCAAATGTCGGCGGGGCGGCTTTGGGCCTCGTCTGATATCAGCCTTGCGGGAACGGCGGTAACGGGAGGGGCGGGTGCTGTCGCTTCCGGCACGCCGCGCGTCACACTTGCGAGCGATGATCCCGCTGTGGCTACTTTGGGCGCTGTCGCTGATGCGGCGGCAACCGCTGGCAGCACTGGTTCGTTGAGCGCAAAGATGCGTTTAATGACCACCCAGCTTGGAACTATTAACACCACCTTAGGATCGCCCTTTCAAGCGGGCGGAACGGTCGTAGATGATACGATCACCGCACAAGGCACGGCGCTTGGCTCGACTAAGACGAGTTTAACCGGCGCTTCCGTTACGACTTCCAATCCATCTTATTCCACGGGTCAGATCAGTCCGCTTTCTATGGACGTGATCGGCGGTCTGCGCGTGACGGATAACACGATCACCGCACAGGGCACTGCGTTAGGCAGCACTCGTACAAGCCTGCAAGGTGCTTCTGTTACGACTGCGGCGCCATCCTATTCAACGGGTCAGATTTCTCCGCTCTCGCTGGATACGGCTGGCGGCCTTCGGGTTAGCGCCCTCGTCGCTGGCTCCGCCATTGTTGGTAAGGTCGGCATTGACCAGACCACGCCCGGCACGACAGATAGCGTTACGGTCAAATCCCAAGGCTTCAAGTCGGCGCAGACTGTTACCCGGCCAGCTAATACGACTGCGTATACGGCGAACGATGCGCTAGGCGCGAGTGCGGCGGCAATCACGTTCTCCAGCATCGCCCCATCCGGCGGCGGTGAAATGCTTATCAAAAGTACCGAGCTTGAAATCGACGTGTCCGCCATTCCAAGCGGCATGACGAGCTTTCGGCTTTATCTCTACAACGTCACACCCCCAAGCGCATTGGCCGATAACGCGGCGTGGGATTTGCCCTCGGGTGATCGCGCTTCCTTTATGGGTTATGTCGATCTTGGGACGCCGGTTGACCTTGGCTCGACACTCTACGTGCGCACCAATGCTGTTGACGTGCAGGTGACTGCGACCGGGACCAGCATCTTCGGCTATCTCGTCACCAACGGCGGCTTTACGCCCGCCGGGAATTCCGAAGTTTACAAGGTGACGCTTCATGCGGTCGCGCTCTAAGTTACTCAGTAATAACTCCACATTCTATGTGGACCCTACAAACGGAAACGATGCGAACAACGGCAAAAGCCCTGGTACGGCTTGGAAGACCACAACCAAGGTCAATGCCGCGACTTATAATCCGGGGGCGACCATCCTTTTTCTTGGTGGCTCGACCTTCTCGTCCAGCTTTGTCTCTTTAACCAATACCAATACGCCGGGGCCGATCACGCTTGGATCATATGGTTCGGGTCAAGCCACTATAAGCTCTGGCAATTCCAACGAAGCTGTTAAATGCGTCAACATTCCAGGCGTGACGGTCCAAAACCTGATTTGCACAGGGGGCGGAAACCTCGTCAACACGACGGCCGGGATTAACATTCAAAACAGCTTGGGCGGAAACACCAAGCTTCAGGGTCCGTCTATTAGCGGCTGCACGGTCTCCGGTTATGGCGCGAACGGGATCAATGTTGAAGGCACCAGCGGGACTGCGGGGTTTAACAGCGTCTACATTGGCGGCAACATCGTTCACGACTGCACTGGCACCAGCACCAGCACCAACGTTACTGCTGGCATCAGGGTTAGCTCAGTTCCGGGTTACGGTAGCGGCATCAGCGCGCCGTCACATACGAACGTTACGATTACCGGCAACACGGTTTACAATTGTACGGGCAAGGCGGGCGTTGCGAAATCAACCGGCTCCGGTATTACAGTCAGCCAAACCGCAACGGCAACGCTACAATACAACGAAGCTTACTCCAGCGGCGGAAGCAGCACGAGCAGCGATGGTCCGGTGGGCATTTGGGCCTACGATGCCACTGGGATCACGATTCAGTACAACGAAGCCCACCATATGCAGACCGGCTCAGGACCGGACGGTGGCGGGTTTGATCTTGATGGCGGTGTAACCAACTCGACGCTGCAATATAACTATTCTCACGACAATGCCGGTCCCGGCATCATGATCTATTCCTACAATGACGGGACGGTTACGACCAACAGCGGCAACGTTGCCCGCTTCAACATCGGGCAAAATGATGGCAAGGGGTTGGTCATTGGTGGCAGCACCATGTCCGGCAGTAAGGCTTATAACAATACGATTTTCAATGCCGCCAACACGGTCTTCTTTGCGGATACCTCTGGCTACGACACGGTTGTTGCAAACAACATCTTCTATAGCCAGAGCCCAACTGCGGCCAAAGTCATTGACGTGCCGACGCCGAGCACGATTGCCTTTACCGGCAACGATTACTATGGCAACGGCACTTTCAATTATAACGGGACCAATCATTCCACGTTCTCTGCATGGCAGACTGCATCAGGCCAAGAGAAGATCAGCGCGGTTAATGTTGGGCTTACCAGCAATCCGTCGCTGTATGTTCCGGGCGGCGGCGTCAATATAACGGGCTATAACCCGACAAAGTTGATGGCCTATAACCTTCAATCCGGTTCGGCCATGATCGGAGCGGGCGTCAATCTCTCGACCCAGTACAGTATCGACCAAGGCGCGACGGATTTTTACGGCGCATCACTTGGCGGGGTCTACACGCCGGGCGCAGCGGCTGGAGACTTCTCAAGCTTTGCGGCCACCTCGACAGAATCCAGCACCTTCATTGCGCGGACTTCAGGCTTTAGCAAGCTGGATAACGTCAATTACGATTCTCTGATAACGGGAATGGTGAACGATGGCGATTGGTCCGTCATTGACGCGCTCTACATGCTCGCGGCGCCTGACTCGACAACGCTTCTGCTTAACCTGAAGAGCACGAGCTACAGTCTTGTATCTCATGGAACGATTACGGTTACTGCGCGCACCGGTGCGGCTGGAAACGGATCGACTGGTTATTACGATACGCAATTCACCGGAAACAGCGGCTCTCCTAATTTCGTACAAAACAGCGCGACGATTGCGGTTTACAACCGGACTACGACAGCACCGACCACCGATCACGCCCTGATGGGGAATTCAGGAAGCGCGATGTACAACGACATCTCGGTGCAGACCCCTGCCGGAACGTTCGTTGCGGTCAACGAGGGCGGGGCGTTCAACGGTTACAATATCGGGCAGGGTAGTGGCAACTCGGCTGGCTATCTGTTTGCACAGCGCACCGCTGCTGCGGTGGCGGCAGGCTACTACAATGGCACGGTCTCGGGTACGGGCACCACGGAAGTATCAGGGGCTCTCACGTCGGCGCTATCCATGACGCTGATGTGTATCAATAACCCGACAAGTTCTTTCGCCACAGAGCAGATTTCAGCGGCGATGATCGGCGGTGGCACCATCTCAGCCTTGCGAACCTCGCGCCGGATCAATTCGTTCATGATCGCCTACGGCGTCAACGTCTATTAAAACCGTGGGTGCGCTGTGAGCCTCCTGCTTCTCTACAATCAAGCGTCTGCCGGGCAGGCGCTATTCCCGTCACTCTTTACTGACGCGGACATATTCTATGCGCCAACGGTAACCAACACCGGCGGGCTGCAAACGCTGTTGCCGTCGCTGTTTACCAATTCAAATATCTTCTATCAGCCGAGAGTGCGCGTGCCCGGATGGGTACAGGCAACTGTGGAGACTGAGACATGGACGCCAGCGACCATTCAAGCCGAGACGTGGACGCCTAGCTGATGCCGTTGCTTCAATACGGTGAATATAAACCAGACGTATCGGACTACGAGGCCCAAGCAACCAGGAACATTCATAACGTATTGCCGCAAGGAGACGGCTACGGTCCCTTCCCAGATTTCACGGTGTTTTCGGCGGCGCTTCCTTCTGCATGTCGAGGTGGATTTTACGCCATCAAGTCGGATGGTTCGATTGCGACTTTTGCCGGGACGTCAACGAAACTTTATCTGCTGGATAACACGACCTTCACTTGGACGGAAGTTACCCGATCATCGGGCGGCGACTACACAGCACTGAGCGCTGACAAGAAATGGTGCTTCGCGCAGTTCAATGATTTGGTATTTGCGACTCAGGCCAACGACGTTCTGCAAGTCTTCACGCTGGCGTCGTCCACGAATTTTACAGCCGCTGCTGGTTCACCTCCACAGGCGTCATACGTCGATGTTGTAGGCCGTTTCCTTGTTCTCTCGGGCATCAACGGTAATCGGACGCGTATTCAATGGTCCGGCCTTAATGACGTGAATTCGTCGGCCTCGTGGACGAGCGGCGTCAATCAGTCGGACTTTCAGGACTTGCCGGATGGCGGCATTGTTCGCGGCGTTGCTGGCGGCGAGTTTGGTACGATCTTTCAGGATCAGGCTATTCGGCGCATGACCTTCGCGCCGGGGTCGTCTTACATCTTCCAGATTGAGCGGGTGACGCAAGACCAAGGCTGCTATGCGCCTTATAGTATTATCCGCGCTGGCGATAAAATCTTCTTTCATTCGGCAAAGGGTTTCTACAAGATCGAACCCGGAATGCTGCCAGTGCAGATCGGACGCGAGCGGGTAGACCGAACATTCTTTGCGGATTTGGACAAAGGCAATCTTCAACTGTTCGTTGGCGCTGCCGATCCGCGTTCATCGCGTGTGTTCTGGTCGTACAAATCGAATTCAGGCGCAACCGGGACTTACGATAAAATCCTTGGCTATGACTACGCGCTTGATCGCTGGTTCCCGATCTCGGTCACTGGCGAATACCTGCTTGGAATTTCGCAGACCGGGCTGACGCTGGAGAGCCTCGACGCAATCTCTGGTTCACTTGACGCGCTTACATCTTCGCTTGATAGCTATGCGACTTCGGTCACGCCAGAAATCTCGCAGTTCAGCAGTTCTCATATTCTCGGTTTCTTCCGTGGCTCCAATCTGGAAGCAACGCTAGAAACGTCGGAACAAGGGACAGATGGGCAGAAACTGTTTGTAAGAGGCTTCCGACCCATCACGGACGCTACATCGGTCTACGGCTCTGCATCGTCTCGCGATACCCAACAGGCGAGCGCAACGGCTGGCTCTGAAGTCGCGATCAATACCCGAACCGGGCGATGTGATTTTCGCAAGTCAACACGCTACACACGATTCAAGGCGCGCATTCCTGCTGGCACGTCGTGGAATTTCATGGCTGGCGTCGAGCCCGACGCAGAGCAAGAGGGCGCGCTGTGAGCGTCCAGATTATTCAGGCTGGCGATCAAGACCTTGGCAAATATGCTTTCGCCATTAAACAGCTTGCGGAAGGCTCCACCAATTCATCGGGGACGGTGACGCTAACGGCGAACGTGGCGACCACAACCGTATCGGCTCCAACCGCTGCGCCGGGGCGACGCATATTGATGTTTCCTGCCACGGCCAATGCGGCGGCAATTGTTGCAGCGACCTACGTTGCGGCGGCAGACGTGACCAAAGGGCAATTTATTGTCCACCACACCAACAACGCCAACAGCGACAAAACCTTTTACTGGTTCTGTGTTGGTTGACGGCTTCTGCGTCGATCCGAAGGAAATAAGAAAAGTCTGGCCGCGTGTGGCTCATTTGATTCGCGCCGCTGTCATGCGAACCGGATTGAGTGATTTTCAAGTCGTTGAAGACTCAATTCTCGATGGCGATGCGCTGCTTTGGGTCGCTTGTGACGGGCCAAAGATTGAGGCGGCGGCTTCCACAATTCTAGAACGCTCCAACGACCGGCTTGCATGTGTCGTTGTTGCATGTGGCGGCGAGAATATGGAGCGGTGGGTTTCGCTGCTCTCCAAGATTGAGACTTACGCAAAACAAGAAGGATGCACTTGCACCCGGATTATCGGGAGGCGGGGCTGGCTGCGCGTGCTGAAAGACTACAGCGCGGCGCATGTCATTTTGGAGAAGGCGATTTAGATGGGCGGCCAGAGCACGCAAACCAACAATCAGAGTTCGACCACAGCGCCGTGGACGGCTGCGCAACCATTGTTGCAGGGCATTCTCGGACAGGCACAGGGCCAGCTTGGCAATACGAACCTGACCGGGGCTGAAACCGGCGCGATCAACCAGCTTGAACAGAATGCGCAGGCGGGCAATCCGTATTCAGGCCAGATCGGGAATTACGCCACCAATCTCTTGAATGGCGGGGATGCTCTCAATCAGAGCGGTAATATCAATTCAGCGTATCAGACCTATCTAAACCAAACCAATCCGCTTGCGTCGAATACCAATTACGATCCGATGCAGACGCCGGGATTTTCGGACGCCATCAAAACCATGATGGGCGATATTACCAATCAGGTAAGCGGCTCTTATGCCGCTGCTGGTCGTGATCCAAGCGGAGCCGGTAACTGGTCGCAGACATTAGGTCGCGGCATCTCACAGGGCATCGCCCCTACGATTGCCGCTCAATACAATCAGAATGTCAGCAATCAGCAGGGCGCGGCTGGAAACCTTCTTAACGCAGGCAACACCAACGCCGGTCTTCTCGCTGGATTACAGCAGCAGAAGCTTGCCAACCAGGGGCAGGGCGTCACGGCTGCGGGACAAGCTCTCGATGCGAACAACTACGGCGCCAACGCCACACTGGCGGCTGAAGCTGCGCGACGCGGTATTCCGATGGGCGCTCTTGGTTTGCTTGCTCAGATTGGTATTCCACTTGGCGCAAGCGGCTCGCAGTCGAGCGGTACAAGCACGACCCAAAATCAGATGAGCGGCGCGCAACAGTTCGCGACGATCTTGGGCGGCTTAGGCTCGCTCTGGAGGAAGGCGTAATAAATGGGACTGTTTGATTTCCTCAACCAAGACGCGTCTGGTTATGGCGGATTATTTGGCGGACAATTCCTGCCGTCTTTCGCGCAGTCGAATTCGCCTAAGATTGAATACGATGCGCTAGGCAATCCCATTCCGAATTACTCGGCCCCGGATAGCCCGTTTCCTTCAGTCGCGCCGCCGGTTGCTCAAATCCCGCAGATGCAGGCGCAGTCCCCTGTCTTTGGATTTTCTGGCGCGCCTTCCAATCCGTGGGGCGTGACACTTCCGCAGCCACAATCAGCGCCGCCTCAGATGGCGCAGCCAGCTCCTCCCGTCGCGCCTCCGCAGATCGCACCTCAAGCAACCGACCCGAACATGGTTGTTGGCTCGATGGGTAATCTGCCAGTGCCGACATTCGGTCAGGGCGATCCAGCGCAAATTCCAGCAAGTGCGCGGCCAGCGCAATATCAGTCTCCAGCAGTAGAACAGACCTCCAGTTCTCCCGGTTTTGGCGACAGGCTCACGGCTGGCTTGATGAATTTCGCTAACGCTGGTGGTCCTCTCCAGGCTCTAGCTGGCGGTGTATCTGGCCTTGTCAGTGGTCAACGCTCCGATTCAACAGGCCTCCTGCAACAGCAGCAAAGCGCCACGTTCAAGTCGCTTGTCGGCGCTGGTATGCCGCCGAATCTCGCGATGGCGGCGGCTCTCAACCCGGACTTGATGAAGCAAGTCGCTCCGCAATATTTCGCGAAGCCTCAATTGCAAGAGACCGGCACAGACCCGCTGACTGGCAAGAAAACCTTTGCTCAGTACGATTCGACCGAGGGAACACTGAAGCCGCTTCAGGCCCCAGGCGGCACGACCGGCGGTGATAGCGGCGGCTCGATGGACGCGCTTCAGAAAGCGCAAGCCGCTGGCGTGACGGGCGAGGCTCTCTACCAGTATCTCCCTGCCGGGATGTCGGGAGCAGTCAAGGCGATGATTGAAGGTCGTCAGCCGATGCCCTCGACGCAAGCCATGCGTAGCCCAGCCATTCTCGCGATGATTGATGCTGCGCACACCATTGATCCGACATTCGACGCAACGACATGGGCGCAGCGTGTTGCTGGTCAGAAGGATTTTTATGGTGGCGGTAAAAGCGCAGAAATGACTCGCGCCGCCAATCAGACACTTCATCACGTCGGTCAGCTAATTGACTCGATGGACAATCTGAATAACGGCAGGTTCCCGGTCGTGAATGCCGCCGGTAACTTCGTCAATGAGCAGACGGGCGGGGGCGCTCCCGGCGCATTCCGAACGAACGCCCATGCTGTCGCTGAAGAAATGTCCAAGGTGTTCAAGGGCGCGAATCTGTCCGACGCGGAAATCCGCGCGTGGGAAAGCAACCTTAACGAAAACATGTCGCCAGAACAGCAGCGAGCGCAGGTCGGTAAGCTGCGCGATCTGTTGCAAGGCTCGTTACACGCCCTTGAAGAAAAACGCGTCTCTTCGATTGGGCCGATGGCGGCAGCTAAAGCTGGGCCTCTTATTCAGGAGGAGGGCCAGCGGGTTCTTCAGAAACTGGATGACTGGATTGCCAAAAGGCCGGGCGCGAGTGCTGCACCGTCTAGCACGCTGCCTTCCGGCTGGTCAGTTAAGGTCCGCTAATGCCAACTTTTGATTTCACGGCGCCCGACGGAAAGACTTATTCCGTTGATGGGCCTGACGGCGCGACGCCAGATCAAGCATTCAAGATTTTGCAGGATCATCTTGGCGCATCGAGTCCGGCGGAAGAAGGCTCCAGCGTCGGCGGCACAGCGAAGGCTTTAGGCGTCGGCGTCGCCAAAGGCACGATTGGATTGGTCGGCTTGCCGGGCGATCTGTATCACGCCGGATTGCGTGCGCTGGGCGACACTCTCACGCCGGAATCGAATTACGGCTCAGATGCTATCCAGCGTGGCATCGAAGGCTATACCGGCAAATTTTATCAGCCGAAAGGCGGCATCGAGCGTGGCGCTGAGACGATTGGCGAATTTGCCCCCGCCGTTATTGGTGGCCCCGAATCTATTGGCGTTAAGCTCGCAACGCGCGTTGCTGCGCCCGCTCTTGCAAGTGAAGCGGCTGGAGCATTAACGCAAGGCACGGCAGCGGAGCCTTACGCGCGTGCTGCGGGCGCAATAGTTGGAGCTGGCGGCGCAACCGCTGCGGCTCGCAAGTTTCAGGAGATGGCTGCGGCCAAAACTGCGGCCAATGTTCTCCCGACCGGCGATCAATTGGTTTCGACAGGGAGCAAACAGTTTGATCAGGCACGCGACATGAACGTGGTCGTGAAGCCGGATTTTGCGAGCAATACAGCCTCAGATATGAGGGCGGCACTCAAGACTTACGACCCGCAAGACGCGGGGGTGAGTGACGTTTTCCGCAAGATTGATCGTCTAGACAAGTTAAGTGCGTCTGCGCCGGGGCTTCCTCCGGTCGCCGTCGATATGAACGAAGTCGAAAACGTTCGTAAGCAGTTAAGCGCGCTGCGCACAAGCGCTGACGCAAATACGCGAAGCGCAGCGAAGACCGCTCAACTCGTCCTGACAAAAAATCAGATGGCGCTAACTCCTGCCGATGTGTTGTCAGGTGATGCGGCGGCATACGCCAACAAGATGCAAGAGGCGGTTGGTAACTATGGTGCGGGCAAACGCTCTCAGATCGTCCAAGGGAAACAAAACCTCGCGGAATTGAATGCGGCCACGGCGGGATCAGGCGCGAATGTCGATAACGGCTTACGGCAGGCGTTCAAGCAACTGGCCCGCCCCGTCAATAATACGAACATGCCGGTTTGGCGAAAGCTCGGGTTCAATGCAGATGAAGGCGCAGCCATTGAACAAGCCGCCAAAGGAACGGTTGTTGGCAATACCGCTCGTTATCTCGGGAAGGGCGCGCCTACCGGATTGGTGTCTGCGGCTGGCGGACTTGGCATTGGTCATATGGCTGGTGGTCCGCTTGGCGCGATTGCATTACCGGCGGCGGGTTATGTAGCCAAGAAGATCGGCGATCTTTCAACCAAGAAGGCGGTTGCTGCGCTGGATAGTCTGGTGCGCTCTCATTCGCCGCTTGCTGCTCAGGTCGCGCAGTCATTGCCGCAGATCGTGCAAAAGCTCCCGCCGCAAACGACGAAACTATTGATGGCTCTGAGCGCCACGCAAGTGACGCAAGCTCCACAGCCAGCCTATCAGGCGCGATAAGACGAACGCCAGAGCGACGCCAAGCACCGATGGCAAGTAGCCATTGGGCGTCCAATGAAAATGGATGTTGCTGGCAACAACCGCAAAAATCACTAGTCCCTGAAAGACGAACCACATATGGCGCTCGATCCTGACTATCTAGACGCAATAAAAGGGTTTGAGGGGTATTCGCCCAACGCTGCATGGGATTTTAAGCAATCCAGTTCGGGCTATGGCACCAAGGCCCAGCCGGGCGATGAAAACATTCCACCCGATCAACTCAAGGCCATCCACGAACAGCGTTTTCAGGACGAGATTGCCAAGGCTGAGGCGCATGTCGATTCCATCAATCCGAACCTGCCGCCGGGCGTCAAGGCGGCACTAACATCCCTCACATATAACGCCGGTCCGGGCTGGTCGCAATCGGGGCTTGGCGATCTCGTCAGGTCCGGCGATTTGCAAGGCGCGCAGGCTAGGTTGCAGGAATACAACAAGGCAGGGGGCGAAGTTAATCCGGGCCTTGTAGCGCGGCGCGCCAAAGAGGCGGCGTGGTTCGCTGGCCCTCCGCAAACCGCACAGGCGAGTCCCGCAAGCCCGCCAGCAGCGCCTTTAAGCTTGGCCCCGCCGTCTTCTCCGATCTTCGCGCAACAACAGCCACAAGCTGCCCCGCAACCGCAAGCCTCACCCGGCGCATTTCAGATGCCCGCTCAACAAGCAATGCAGGCCCCGCCGATTTTCTACGCTCCGCGCAAACCGATCAGCCTAGCGGGCTTACAGGCTGCGCTTGGCAATCGCGCGCCGATTTTCTCAAGAGGATAATTCTACATGGCTACTGGTTTGGTGACGTGGTCGAAAACGGCCGCGACGAACGCTAGTGCTGACTCTGCGGTCAATTTTTCCGAAGGCCAAGCACCCTCAAGCGTGAACGATTCCGCTCGCGGTCTTATGGCATCCGCAGCCAAATGGCGTGATGACACAAATGGCTCACTTGTCACGGCTGGCGGAACAACTGCCTACACCCTGACGACCAATCAGTCATTCGCAGCGCTTGCTGCCGGGCTTCAAGTCGCATTCCAGATGAATGCGACGAATACGGGCACGTCAACGCTTGCCGTCGATGGATTGACCGCAAAGCCCTTGCGTTCGTCTGCTGGCGTTGAGGTTCTTGCAGGCGCGCTCCTGATTAACGCGACTTACAAGGCGACATATTTCACATCGAATTCCGGCGAATGGCTGATTGAGAGCTATCCAGTTCTCGGTGATGGACAGATCGCGGCGGCAAAGCTTGCGTCCAACTCTGTGACGACGGCGAAGATTACGGACGCCAATGTCACCTTGGCAAAGATGGAAAGCCGGACCGCCAATACGCTGATTGGTCGATATACCGCGAGCACTGGCGTCCCCCAGGAAGTGACGGTTAGCACCGGCCTCTCCCTCAACACATCAACAGGCGTTCTGACGGCTCCTGCATTCCCGCCGACTGCTTTGTTTAAGAAGCTTTCAATTCTGGTCGCCAGCAACACGACCGTGACTGTCGCTGCGGACTTCGTCGTCACAAGCGATGGGACCAATTATCAGGCGACGGCGGTTAGCTCGACCATCAATCTCGGCACGACGGGGGCTGATGCCCTCGATACCGGCACGATTGCAATCGACACGTGGTATGCAATCTGGGTTGTCGCCAAGTCGGACGGGACGACGAAGTGTGTAGCGTCAACGTCGGCTTCCTCTCCGACGATGCCAAGCGGCTACACGTATAAGGCTCGCGTCGGATGGGTTAAGACCATCCATGGCAGCGCGACGCTTTATGGTACGTATCAGTTTGGACGACGGGCGCAGTATGTCGTCGGGGTGGCGCAGACCTCAACAGCCGTTACTATCGGCACCACAAGCGGCACTAGCTACACGTCCATTACCGTGATTGGCGGTAATGTGCAGCAGTCATATGCGCCATCAACGGCGTCAGTGGTTTTCTGCTCTATCTATAATAGCAACTCGACGGCAACAGTAGCTATCGCGCCTAACGTATCCTATGGCGGCGCTACCAGTACCACCAATTCCCCACCCATCGCGGGCTTGCCGACCAGCAGCGGCGCCTACGCCAGCGGCAGCATTGCCTTGGAAACCACCACCATTCAGGCTATCGCGTCGGCAGGAACCGGCAACGTGTTCTGTAATGGCTGGGAGGATAATATTTAAGGCCGCGTCAACACGGCGAAGCGCCATTGCTGGTCTTGGTCCTGATTATATTTCTCGATCTTCCAATCCGAGAAGGCGCTTAGGTCGTTGTAGCAATAAAACACAATCCTTGGGTTTATTGTGCGAACGACTTGCTCAAAGCTCGTAAGCGTCTCACCGCTGAATGGGTTGAACAGATAAAACAACGCCCCTCCGCATTGGTCGGCGCATTTCTCTGCGGAGTCATTGATGATTGTAACGTTAGCGCGATCCTTAAACCGCCTTTGAGTGTCCAACGCTGCGGCGCGGTCAATCTCTATGCCAACCATTTTATTTCTGAGGCCAAGGCTTAACCAATAGGCGATCACGCGGCCATCGCCGCATCCAACGTCCACTAAAACATCGTCGGGCAAGATTGTGACTTGTTGGAATATGCTGTCTAGAAAATGCCACGCAGAATGTTGGATGGCGTGATGCTCTTTGTTGGAGTCGTTCGTAATGCGTGTCCTTGCAAGCTTCTTTGCATATCTAAGATCAACATAGGCCGATAAGGCCGCATTTCGCGCCACTGAGTAGGAATAAAGCGCAGTATCGAGCGGTCCGCGCGTTGCCAATCGTCTGAATGCTCGCATTGTGTAATTCAGCATCGCAACAGAATAACGCCACCAACCGCCGCCCCGCAAGGGCGGTTTTTTCATGAGAAAAGGAAAATCCATGTTCACCATTGCTGTCATCGCCATTGCCTATGCGGCCGGCGTGTTTACCGGGCTGTCGGCTCCTAAGATCGTTGCTTGGTTTAAGCAATTCGTCTGATGCGCCTTATCGACAATTGGCGGTCAGAGCTTGGCCGCTTGTGGAGCATTCGGATCGGGCTGTTCTTCGGCGCGTTGAACGGGGCCATGCTTGGTCTTGCGGCCTTTGTCTATGTCATGCCGCCGGTTTGGTTCTTAATCCTTAATACGCTCGGTTGGGCTGTCCTGATCGGCGCAAGGCTTCTTAAGCAACCGGGAGCCGAGTGTTGAAGGCGGCAGCCAAAGTCGGCGGTGGTGCGGCTGGCGTCCTGATCCTCGCGGCAGCTTTTATCTCGCCGTGGGAAGGGTTCTACCCGAAGACTTATCGCGACATCGTCGGAGTCAGCACGGTCTGCTTTGGCGAGACTGAAAAGGAAGCCGTCGCTCTTGGCCGTGTGCGTCCATACACGCGCAAAGAGTGCGAGGCGATGCTGGCTGGCTCTCTCAAGAAATATCAGGAGGGAATGTCGCGATGCCTGACGAGACCTATCACGGAAAATATGGCGGTCGCCTTCACTTCCGTTACTTACAACGTCGGCATCGGGGGCTTTTGCAAAAGCTCGATGGCGCGTCTCGTGAACGCCGGGAAGCCAAGAGAAGCCTGCGACGCCTTGATGGCGTGGAACAAGGCGGGCGGGCGAGTGGTGCGCGGATTGACGAACCGGCGCGCGGCTGAGCGGGCGCGATGTCTGGAGGGTTTATAATGCCTTACTGGCTCCAAGCGCAACTTGCTGGCCTATGGACGCTCGTCTGGCATTACGGGATCGGCGTCGGCGTATGCATCTGCGCGCTGGCCTTTGCATGGTTCTCGCCAGTGTTCAAGAAGACCGCGCTTTGGGTCGCGTTCTCAGCTCTCATCATAACGATGTCATACGGGATAGGTGTTTCTAATGGAATGGCCCGAGTTCAAGCTCAATGGGATGCTGAGATTGCAGCCTCTATCGAGCAATCAGAAAAGGCTCGGCAAGATGCTGAGTCTGACGTGTCTCGCGATACTCCTGAGCGGATGCGCAACGACCGATATAACCGGGACAACGACAAACCGGCAAAGTAGATGCGCGGCTTGGCGGGCGATTACCTATTCAGCATCGAAAGACACTCCGATGACGGTTGAGCAAATCCGAACCCATAATGCTGTTGGGAAAAAACTCGGATGCTGGCGATGACTCAAGACGAAGTCGCGCTAGTTGTGCGCCAAGTCCTCGCTGCCGAGCGTGCCGAGCACAAAGAAAATCTCGATGAAACGGTGCTGCGAACCATCTCGGCCATTCTAACATCCTTCGGTATTAACGAGGATGAGCAGAAAGACGTAAGGCTCGACTTCCAGCACTTGCGGCGCTCTCGCAAGGCTTACGACCTGATCCAGACGACGGGCGTTAAGGCTGCGATTGGCCTCATCGTCACCAGCATCCTAGCCACTCTCTGGCTGGGCTTTCAGGCGCTGTTGCATCGATGAAGTTCCTACTTTTCGCCCTTCTCCTCTTCCTCGTCTCCTTCCTCTACTTCGCATCCGATTACCGCGTGATCGCAAAGCCGATCATCGTGCCGCATTGCTTCGATAGGTCGCTCGGCATGTTCCTGCCGTGCAGCGATGTGGATGTTTATTACTATGCCTAAAACTTCCAACACATAGGGGCTTCATGGATTGGGGACCAATGGTGGCTGACGCCATCGGCTGGATCATGCTCGTGCTTTGGTTCGCGGGTGTTATTGAGACATTCATTCTGGCGCGGCGGGGCAAGTTTTAATGGCTCCGCGTATTCTCTTTGTCGATATAGAGACTGCGCCGATCCTAATGACTTCGTGGTCCATGCGGCCACCTTATGCGGGCGCCGTGTGGGTCGAAAGGGACACTCACCTTCTATCCTTTGCCGCCAGATGGTCAGACGCCAAGAAGACGAAGACCTACGCTCTGCCGGATTATCCAGGCTATCGACGTAATAAATATTGCGATAAGGCGCTTTGCAAAACCTTGTTTGATATGCTGGACGAGGCGGATATTGTCATCGCCCACAATGGCGACGCCTTCG